CTCCTGGATACCCTCCGACCTTCACCTGGAGCGACCGCGTCAGCGGCATCAGCAAGTCTGCCTTCAGCATCAACATCTCCTGCCGTAGCCTGCACGGCTTCTTCTTCGCGGCCTAAAACCCTGAATTTTCAGTCCCAAATGTCGCTTTGCCGGGGCGATACCTTTGTGCAAAACTACATTGGGAATGAATTTATCCGACCTGACGCGCAATCTGCGCGGCCCCTGGATGATCACCCCCGAGCAGGCATCCGCCATGGCGCCGATCCTGCAGGGCGTGTTCAATGGTTATATCACGGAGTTCGATCCGGCTCCGCAGCCTTACCTTGCACGTGTCGGCGAACTGGCCGGCGCGCCCGCCGGCGCCGCCAACCCGTCGGCCGACAAATCCATCTACATCACCCATCTTTCCGGCACGATGATGAAGTACGACTCCTGCGGCGACCGCGGGACGCGTACCATCGCAAAGGGCCTTCTCGACGCGGATAAGAATCCGGACGTCGTGGGCCATATCATCGTCGCAGATTCCGGCGGCGGATCCACGGCTTCCGTTTCGGAAATCGCAGACGCCATCCGCGCCTGCACCAAACCCGTTGTGGCCTTGGTGGACGGCATAGCCGGCAGCGCCTGCTACTATGCCATCAGCTATTGCCGGCGGATCATTGCGCACAACGAAATGGATATGGTCGGCTGCATCGGCACCCTGATCCAGCTATCCGGATATCCGAAGTTCAGGAAGGATAACGACGGATACGTTTCCGCAAGAATCTACGCCGACGCCAGCACCGAGAAAAACGCCGACTACGAAGCCGCCCTGGAAGGAAATTTCCAGGTCATCAAGGAGCAGACCCTCAATCCCATCAACGAGCGCTTCCGCTCCGACGTGCGCGGAAACAGGCCCTCCATCCTGGAAGATCAGCTGACCGGCCGGACGTACTTCGCAAAAGACGTCGTCGGAACAATGGTCGACTCCATCGGCACCATGGCGGATGCCATGGCCGCCGTCATGGAGCTGGCCGCCCCGGAGCCTATTAACACATCACACAATATGGAACAGAAACACTATCCGACCCTCGAAGCGATGCCGGTCAACGAAGGACTGGTCATCGACGCCGACGGCTCGACGACCCTCCAGCCCGCACAGCTGGAAGCTGTCGAGGCCGAGCTTGCCAACGCAGCCACCCTGCGCACCGCCAATGGCGACCTGCAGCAGCAGCTGAACACCGCCAACCAGACCATCGCAGACCGCGACAAGCGGATCAGCGAGCTGGAATCCTCTCTCGCCGCAGCACAGCAGCGACTCGAAAACCCTGAACCGGAGAATCCGCAGGTGGATAGCCACCCTGAAGGAGCTGGCAGCGTCAAATCCGCAGAGGACTGGGATTCCGCCCTCGACATCTGCAACGAATTCCTGAAGAAATAACACACATCACACATCACTACTATGGAACTTGCAACCGCATTAGTTAATTCGAGCGCCAAGTATCGCAAGGAAGTCCTGGCGATGCCTGTCGCTGCGCTTCTCGACAAAGCCCTGAAGCACATGACCCTCCGTCGCGGCGTCGCCGGTGACGAAACCGTAGGCCGCGCCGGCAGCGATGCCGAGCTCCGGCCTTACAAGACCGAAAAGGGTGCGACCGACAAGAGCCGCATCATCGCCCGAACGCTGACCACCTACCTGGGTGACGTCATCGAGGAGTTCGACCCGTACCAGCTGTTCACCACCGTCTACGGCGAGCAGTTCTCCGACAAGACCAAGCGCACCGAGGCCGAGATCGTCCAGGCCCTCTGCCTCCAGATGGGCAAGAGCGTGGCGAAGAAGCTGGGCGCCGCCCTCTTCAAGGCATCCCGCAACCCCTCCGGCACCACCACGATGACCCTCTTCAACGGCTTCGAGACCATCGCCGCCGCCGAGATCACCGAAGGAAACATCGCTGCCGATAAGGGCAACTACATGGAGGTCGACATCATCACCGCGGCCAACGTCGGCGACGTGCTGAAGGCCATCTATGACGGCGCCTCCGAAGAGCTCCAGGAGGCCGACAATCTGAAGATGTTCCTGCCTAAGAGCATCAAGAAGATGTACGACGACTGGTGCCTGGCCCACTTCGGCGCCGTGGTATATAACACCACCTACAACAAGAACCGTCTCCATGGTACCGAAGAGAACCCGTGCGAGCTCGTCGCCCTCTCCGGCATGAAGGGTTCGGACTACATCTTCCTCTCCACGAAGGATAACATGCTCGTAGGCTGCGACCAGTCCGGCAACCCGAAGGAGAAATTCCTGATCCGCGTGCCTGACAACCCGAAGGTCGTCCAGTTCTTCGCCTGCATGTTCTGGGGCGTCCAGTTCGAGCAGATCGAGCCGGAGTTCCTCCTCGTAGCCAAACAGGTGGAAGCCGCTCCGGATCCGGAGCCCGAACCGGAACCGGAACCGGAACCCGAACCCGAACCCGAACAGGTGACTGTATCCGGTGACGATAGCGTCGCCCTCGACGCTACCACTGCCGGCGGCCACCGTACCTATGCAACATCCAACGGATCCGCCGTCAGCGCAGAAGTGAAGACCGAAGGCGCAGACTGGCTCACCGTCTCCGCTGATGGCAACAAGGTGACCTTCACCCCGACCGCCTACGCCTACGACGCAGAAGGCGAAGCAACGCGCAGCGCCACGGTCCGCGTATCCGCCGCCACTGGCACCGGATATCTCGATGTGACGGTTACTCAGGCCATGGCTGACAACTTGTAAACCTAGACCCGACGAGTTATGAAGCACGCAGATCTTAACTTCAACCTCGGCAGCGTCAACCCTTCCGGAATCGGTACCACCGTGTACCGGATCCGGAAGCGGTATATCAGCGCCTGGCCGACGATCGAGAACGATCCCGACAAAGACAACACGATCGAGGAGGCCGACCTGGCCACCTACGAAGGTAGCTTCACCCTGGTAGAGGGGAAATACTGGCAGAAGATCTATTCCACGCAAGGGAAAGGATCCATCACTCCCGAAGTTATCGGTGAAGATGACTGCAAGATGTTTAATAACAAGGGCGTGTTCAGCTACCCCGACCTTTCACCCACGGCACTGGGCTTCACCAAGGCGAGCGTGAACGACGACTTCGTCTATATCGTGAAGGCCGCCGGCCGTTACCACGTCATCGGCTCGGAAGACTACCGCAGCAAGACCACGACGAGCGGACCTGGCTCCGGCGACGCAGCCGGCAGCGCGAAGGGTCTGAACTTCGAGATCGAATGCCCGGATGTCACGCCGCTGCCCGTGTATGTCGGCAACATCGTGATGGAAGACGGCACGCTGAACTGCAACACCGGAGCCTTCACCCCGGCGACCCCCGCTGAAGTCGTTAACGACGGCCAGATATGATCCCAGCGATCACAGCATGGCTCAGAGAGGCTAAACCCGACTTCAACGCCGGGTTTAGCCTTTTCTGTCGCTACTCCCCGAACCGCACACTGATCTCCTGGATCGGCCGCAAGCGGGACCTGGAGATGCTGCGCTACGAACTGCAAAAACTGAATCCCTATCTCACGGAGCCAGCCGGGCATCCGGCAGAACAGCCCGCCGAACAGCCGGCCGATATCCGTGTGATCGAGACGCTGACCCAGCCTGATGAAGCGGCACACGTCGCCGCAAAACCCGTCCGGCCGGCCCAAAACAGTGATCCGGAACCGGAACCACGGATCGTATTCCGTACCTATGACGAGCGGCGTACCAGGCGCGCCGATCTCCCGGAAGAGCTGCAGTCGGTCTATGACGATATCGCCGGAGACTACAAGGTGCGCAGGGCCTTGCACGAGAAGATGAAGGCCGCGATGACAAACCAGGACCGCGCCTCCTTCAGGGCGCGCATCATGGAATGCCAGGACCGCATCAACGCCGGCTGGAAGAAAATCGACACCTATCTCAACGAACAGTCCAGCCGAAAGCTGGAAGCATCCTTCAACGAAAGCAGCTGCCGGGCCTACATCTCGAAGGCCCTCAAATCACCTAATCTCTCCCAGAAGCGCATCGACGGCGTGCGCCTTCGCGTGAAGGCCCTGCTGGATCACGGATGCACCCTCAGCGAAGAGACGCTGCAGCAGCTGCGCCAGCGCAATCTTTGCTGACATGCCGAAAAACCCGAACCGCGATATCATCGACCACCTGAGCCGCGCGCTGGAGGATCCCGAATACCAGCTGCCGGAGCGGGAGGCCATCCGCCTGAAAAGGCTGAAATCCATCTATGCGCACTGGATGGATCATCCGCTGCTGAGCGACGCGATGGTCCGGGACTGGATCATCAACATGTACCAGGTTGGCCGCGCACAGGCCTACAATGATATCGCCGTCGTGAAAGTCGTGTTCGGATCCGTACCCAGGGCCGACAAAGAGTTCCAGCGGTTCCGGGCCAATAAGCTGCTGGAGATGGCAGCTGCAGCAGCCATGGCCGGCAACGATCGCAAAGCGAAAGCACTGGCCAAGGTTGCAGATTCCATTATCAAAGCCAACAACCTGGACGAACCGGAGGGCGAAGACTACCCGTTCGACGAGATCATCCCCAAAGACGAATCCTTCTCCGTGGATCCTTCGGTCATCGGTATCGAGAAGGTACCGAATATCGAGGAGTCAGCCCGCAAGCTGCTGGAGAAATACACCCGCGAAATAGACAGCGATGACTGATGAGCAGCAGAAAGTGACGTACCTGAACAAAGCGCAGCAGACGGCCCTGGCCGTCGCTGCTGCCGTCGAGGTACTGATCTGCAGCCGCCGTTTCGGCAAGTCGTTCGGCGTGATATCCCGCCGCATCAAGCGCAACGTGCAGATGATGCCGGGATCGACCGGCGCGTTCGTGGCCAGCAGCTACAAGCAGGCCCGGACACGAACCCTGCCGGCGGCGTTATCCGGTCTCCAGGAAGCGGGTTTCTACGAGAATATCCACTACGTCATCGGCAAGCGGCCACCGGCCCGCCTCGGGTTCAAAAAGCCGCTCGTTCCGGTCCAGAACTATGAAGACGTGGTGACCTTCTACAACGGTACCCAGATGATCATTATCTCCCAGGACGTGAAGATGAGCTCCAACTCTCTCACCCTGGACTGGGTCATCGCTGACGAGGCGAAGGGCCTGGACTATGACAAACTGAAGGACGAGACCTTCCCGGCCAACGGCGGCACGCTCCGCTATTTTTCCGACTGCCCCTGGCATCACTCCATGGTATTCGTCAGCGACATGCCGGTGCTGAAGTCGGCGCGCTGGCTGCTTAACTACCGGGAGAAGGCGACCCCCGATATCGTGGAAGCCATCCTCGGATTGCTGCAGCTGCGGTGGGGCATCGTCCATGACACACCGGACAGCCCGCAGCGGACGGACCGGCTGCAGAAGATCGACCGACTGCTGGCAGGCCTGCGGCGCAAGGCCGTATTCTACAAGGAATGGTCCATCTTCGAGAACATCGACGTCGTAGGCCTGGAGTATGTGCGACGTGCGAAGCGCGATCTTCCGCCCCTGGTGTTCCAGACTTCCATCCTCTCGAGACGCATCGACAAACTGTCGGATGGCTTCTACCCGAACTACAAGGAGAGCCTTCATGCCTACATAGCAAACAACAACGCACTGATCCAGAATTTCCTGTCGCGCGGCATCCCGGAGTCCGAGTATGGCTGCCTGGCCGATGCTGACCTGGACCCCAAGGCGCCCATCAGTGTGGCCTTCGACTACAACGCCAACATCAACTGGCTTGTGGCTGGCCAGAAGGACGGGGCACTGCTGCGCGTCATCAAGTCGTTCTACGTGAAATATCAGCGGAAGCTGCGCGAGCTGGTGGATGACTTCTGTAATTACTACCGCGGTCACTTGACGAAAGAGGTCATCTTCTACTACGACACCACGGCGCTCGGCTCAAACTACGCGGTATCGAAGGCTGACTTCCGGAGCGTTATCATCGAGCAGTTCCAGAAGCACGGCTGGAGGGTCGAAGCCAAGTTCATAGGCAAGCCGCTGGCCCACAACCAGAAATACACCATCATCAACGACTGCTTCCGCGGCGCGAAACATCTGATGCCTGTCTTCAACAAAGAGAACAATGAAGCACTGCTCACGGCCATCACACTGGCCGAGGTCGATATCTCACCCCTTGGATTCCGCAAGCAGAAAGGCGGCGAGAAACTGGTGGAGACGGAGGACGATCCCCTGGAGTACCGCACCGACGGCACGGACGCCTTCGATACCCTCCTCCTGGGGAACATCTTCTACCCTTATTCAACAACACCCATCGGCGTCGGCGCTGGAATCTGACGTCATCCTCCGGCGGCGGCCCCCTGAAGCATATTACGCGTATTGCCATACGAATTGCGGTCCCCTCGACAGGGCAAGGCCGGGAGCGGCGCGCGGACTTTTGCTCCAGCCGCGTCATTTTGAACCAGCCTTCTGCCTGAAACGCAGGGAAATCGGCCAAAAATAGAGTAGACACCGCCGATGGTAGGCTGTCCCAACTTCCGGGACCAGGCAATCGTACTTTTGTTCCAGGAAAAACCAGGAAAATGATCAGCGCAAGTGTCATCTGCGACATCGCACGGCTACAGAAGGAAATATCGCTGAAATGGGTCGCGGCAAACGGAGAAATCATCGACGTGCCGCGCGCCATACCCACGTCGTTCCATGGGGACGGCCAGACCTTCAACATCAAGCTGCTGCCGTCGGGCGAGATCCGCAAGGTGAACCGCTTCACAGTGATCGAAATGAATGGCGAAGAAGTAATACTATGAATTCAGAAAACCAAGCCCTGCAGGTCATCGACAACATTGTCTATCTCCCGGGAATCGAATCGGTGCTGGCCATCGACTCAGGCTCCGACTTCCGGATGGACTACGACCTCACCCCGAAAGAAATCGGAGACTACCAGGTCGTACCATGGGGAAGGGACAACCTCCTCCCGAATCACCTGCTGAAGAGAATCGCCGAGAACGACATCGTGTCGGCGAACATCAAATTCAACCGCGATATCTGCTTCGGCCTGGGCCCGAAGCTGATCCGCGTGCTTGACCGCAAGAACGGCAAGATCACCGACTTCGAGGAGGTGACGGACGGGCCGGAGTTCGAGTTTTTCGAGCGCAACGATATCCCGCTGTTCATGCTGCAGCAGCTGACCGACATGGTGGAATTCTACAACGCCTGGAGCGAGCTCCGATACGACACAAAGAAGGAGGAGATCCGGACGATCCGCCACCGCGAAGCCGTGTTCAGCCGCTGGAGCAAGATGGATGGACACGGAAACATCAACTGGCACTACTACTGCTCAAAATGGGATAAAAACCCCAGCCAGAAGGATATCGTTTGCACCAGGGTCATCGACGAGTTTGACGCGCTTACGGACCTGAAGATGTTTTATGCCAACCGGAGCCGCCTGGTCTACTCCGCCTACATGCCGTCACCGGGACACCCTTACTACAGCCGGCCGGAATGGTATTCCATCTTCAACAGCGGATGGTACGACCACTCCAACATGGTGCCGAAGCTGAAGAAGGCCATCCTGAAAAACCAGCTCGGCGTGAAGTACATCATCTACATCACCGAGGAATACCTGACGGATCTTTACCGCCGCGAGGGTATCGACGAGAACGACCGCGAGGCTGTCAAGACCCGCATCGACAAACTGAAGAAAGACTTCTGCGACTACCTCTCCGGAGAGGCCAACGCCAACAAGGCCATCCTCTCCATGAAGCAGCTGCTGCCGATGGCATCCGGAGCTTCGGCTGAGCAGAAATGGATCGAGATCATCCCGGTGGAGAATGACATGAAGGGCGGCGAATACATCGACGACACGGAATCTACGGCCAACATCATCTGCTATGCCATGGGCGTGCATTCCGCGCTGATCGGCGCCACGCCGGGCAAGAACAATAACTCCCTGGGCGGCTCGAACGCCCGCGAGCTCTTCATGATGAAGCAGGCGCTGATGAAGCCCGTCGTAGACCGCACGATGCGCGTGCTGAAGATCATCAAGGCGTACAACAAATGGGATAAGGATGTGATGATCACCATCCCCGAGTACATCTTCACAACGCTCGACCAGAACAAATCCGGCAAACAGGAATCCACAAACACGAACGTATGATAGTCAAGGATTACAATGAGATGAAGCCTTTCCTTCCCGCGATGGAGATGAAAGGATCGCCGACGCTGTTCCAGGATGCGCTGCAAATCGCGCAGGATAGACTGACGGAGTTCATTCTGGGCCAAACCCTGGAAGAGCTGCTGGAGCAGCGAGATGTCAACCAGAAGGATCTTTTCCGCCAATGCCAGCGGATTATCTCCGTGGATGCCTTCCTGTCGAGCATCCCCGAGCTGGATCTTGTGCTGACTGACGCCGGCTTCGCCGTCATCAATACCCAGGATATGGCTCCAGCATCGAAGGAGAGGATCCAGCGCCTCTGCGATACGATGCAGCGGAAGCTGGACGACAACCTGGATCACCTGGTGCATTATCTCACATATACGAGCCAGTATAACAGCTGGCGAGGCACCGAACAGTTCGGCAGGCTGAGCGACGGCCTGATCCTGACGCTGGCCGAGTTCCGCGACGCAGCCGTGCTGAATCCCATCACCGAGCCGGCATGGCCCAAACGCTGGAAGGAATTCCTGGATTTGAATTCCGCACTGAACGTCGCCCTCACGACGACCGTGGCTTCCTACATCTCGCCGGAATATGCCGACGAGATCCTGGAAAAGATGCGCGACCTCGAACCCTTCCTCCCCAAGGAGAAGACCGTCTTGAAACTCATCAAGACCGCCATCGCCGCCATCGCCATGGGCGACAACGACACCGGCGTAAAACAGGCCATCAAGGCGGTCCAGCTGATGAAAGCAAACCCCGACGACTTCCCGACGTTCATAGCATCGGCCGCCGCACACGATCTGACACTGAATCATACCGATACCCCCATTTTTTCTCTATTATGAAACTACTGCAAAGACTGTTTGTGCCACATCCGCGAAGGAGAGCGAAGAAAATCAACCTGACGTACCCCATCAGCTGGGAGACGATGTCGTTCGACGAATTCAGAGAGGTATGCGATATTCTGGCCGTGCCAGGAATGACCCGCGAACGCGGGCTTTTCCTCTGCCTGTGCGCCCTGGCGCATATCCGTCCGGACGATCCCCGCAAGTATGACCCGAGAGCCATCAAGGGGAAAAGTCCGTTTATCATCGAAGGCCAGGCCTATTTCCTCAGTTCCAAAGCAGTCGCAGAGGCCTGCCACGATCTAGCCTTCATCTATGACAGCGTCGGCCTGCCGCCGTGCCCGCTGCAGAAGGTCGATCAGACCCTGAATTACATCCCCTTCGATGTATTTTTCACTGCAGACAGCTACATCCTGCGGTACCAGGCGGACGGGCAGCGCAACAATACCTGGCTGAAAGAGGCCGTAAAGGCCCTGACCGGAGGTCGGAAGAGAAAGCTGGTACCCTGGGAGCGCGTCGCCGTCATCGTCTGGTGGAACGGCTTAAAGAAACGCCTTTCCGATATGTACCCGCACGTCCTCAAAGGGGAAGGCGGCGTATCTGGAAAGACCCAGGCGGAGATGCTGCAGGATATCCTTTCATCGATCAATGACAATAAACCCCAGGAAAACGAAAAGATCCTGAAGGCGGATACGCATTCAGTCTTGCACGCCCTGGAAAACATCTACGCCAATGCTGACAAGAGACGATCTTAGCCGGATCCTGGTCGGCGAAGTTGCCGGCGTGGCCGACGATCAGGTGATCGAGGCGGAAGGCTATGACGCCATCCAGGAGATGCTGACGACGATGCGCAGCATATCCTTCCCGTCCATCATCCTGGAGGATCAGTCCTCCGGCGTCGTGCAGGTCGTGGAAGGGCCGCTCGACACCTTCACGCAGTCGTTCTGGGTGATGGACCGCGTCGCCAGGTCAGAGACAAAATCCTCCATCGTCCGCTCGATGAAGGAATTCGGAAAGCAGATCCTGGCCAGGCTCCTGAAAGCGAAAATCGAAGGTGAAGCCTGCCTGCAGGATTGGGAGCACATACGCACCACCTACATGCGGCGCGATGGCGGCCAGAACGCTGCCGGATGGGAGATGGTTTTGACATTCAAGGAAAACTTCACGTTAGAGTATGCCGGACCGGAGCAAACTGGAAATGACGCAACGCTGGGCTGAGATCGTCATCGAGAGATGGCAGGCCCGTATGGAAGCGCTAGGAGTAGGGGACACAGGTACCCTGCTGCGGTCCTTTCGCGCTCAGGTTGACCAGGACTCATCCGGCGACCCCACGAAGGTCACGTTTGCCTTCCTGCTGTACGGCCGCTTCCCGGATATGGGCGTCGGCCGCGGCATCTCCTTCCACGATGCCCCGACAGGGAACAGACAGGTGAAGCCCTGGTACTCGAAGACCTTCCTGGCGGAGGTGCTGAAGCTGGGCCGCATGATGGCGACCCGTTATGGCATCGACGCGGCGATGGCAATCAACGCATTTTCATCGAGCATTTATACCAAGGCCGTCGTGGACGGCAAATAAGCTATGTCAACTACCCGAGTATATACCGAATCCGTCGTCACCCTGAACAACCAGGAGGCCCTGGCGCGCATCGACGAGCTGAAGACAAAAGTGTCGCAGCTGCACGCCGAACTTTACAAGATCGCCATGACCGAAAAGGAAGGCACCAAATCCAAGGCATGGCAGCAGAAGAAAAAGGAGATCGACACCGTGTACGCCTCGATGAAGTCCATCAACGAGGAACATAAGAAATTCGACAAGATCCTGAACGATATCAACGGATCCAGCTATAACGACCTGACCAAGGCCGCTCGGATGCTGGAGGCACAGGTGAAAAAGTTGAAGCCCGGGACGGAGCAGTTCGTCGCCGCGTCGAAGAAGCTGAAGGAAGTGCGGACACGGATGAAGGAGATCGACGACCAGACCCGTGAGACACAGCTTCGCTTCGGCTCATTCTTCAGCAAGATCAAGTGGACGGCTATCGTGGCCGGCGGTATCGCCGCGTTCAAGAAGCTAGGGAAGGATATGACCGAAGAGACCTTCCGCATCAGCTCGATATGGAAGCGCGAGACGGCCGCATGGAAGGCCATGTACGACGAGTTCGTTGCTTCCATCGGGTCCGGGAAAGGGTGGTCGGAGATGATCTCCGACATGGCCAGCGCAGCAGATGCGGCGCGCGACTACCAGACGGCGCTTGCGGAGGTCTACCGGATGAAGAACGCCCTTATGATCCAGGAATCCGAATACGCATCCGAAATCCAGGAAAACCGGCAGATTATGTATGACGTTTCTTACAGCTATAAGGAACGCGAAGAGGCAGCGCAGCGGGTGATCGACCTGGAAACCCAGCTGGCGGAAGAGAGGAAGGCCATCGCCGCGAAAGAGCTCGCTGCCGCGACTGATATCCTGGAATCACGCTCTCACATGGACGAGGAGGAGAGAAGGTTCTTCATCGAGGGCTACAACCGCAACAATGAGCTGATATCCCAGGCCTACGACTATAAGGCTGCGCTGGAGCAGGTCGCATCGACAAAGCGGATGATCTCGCATCTCGAGAAGGGGGATCCGACGACCGGCGTCGTCGACGCGTCGTCCATCTCCATGGTGGGAGAATACCGGGATAAACTCGCCAATCTGGAAAACCAGATATCCGGTACCAGCGATGAAGTGGTCCGTGCCTACGGTATCCTGCAGAAGTACGGCCAGCTGAATGGCGAAATGGTCGATAACTTCGTGAAGGCGACCGTTCAGTATAACGAGACGGAAGCCAACCTCACAAAGACTACCCGCCGCGCCACGACCATCCGGAACCGGATGCGTCAGCAGGCGGCGAAAGAGGCGGCCGAGCTCCAGGGCAAGGCGTACCAGGATGCGCTGAAGGCGTCGGAAGATCACTTCCGGCAGCTGCAGAATGATCTGAAGCAGTCATACCTGAACCGGGAGATATCTGAGCAAGAATACCAGGTACAGCTGGCCGCGCTCCAGAAGCAAGGCCTGGAAGACAGGCTCGACATCGCGGAGCGATACAAGCAGTCTGTGGTCGAGATCCAGTCGCAGATCCTGGATCTCTCCATCGCCCAGCGCCAGAAGATCGAAAAGATCATGGAAGGCCTGGCGAAGGACGGGGCCAAGATCGTCGCCGACATGACGAAAGAAGCCCAGAAGGCCATCGACGACTTCCTGAAAGAACAGGAGAAGGAGCTGCAGGACCTGATGGGCGACGTGGACGCGATGATGGGCGCTCAGCTGGATCACGAGCTGGACCTTATCGAACGCGCCAAGGAGGCCAGGACAGAGCTGTATCCCATAGAGGCCATCCGGGCGGAGCTCGACTCCGAGCTGGAAGCCCTGGAAGAGATGCACGAGAAGGCCTTGATCTCCGAAAAGGAATACCAGCAGCGCCGCGTGCAGCTGGCCGCCCGCTATGGTAGCCAGATGGCGGAGGCGGCGATGCAGTACACATCACAGGCTTCAGCCTTCATCGACGCCCTCCAGGAGGTCGCATCGGCACGTCTCGAGGCGCAGATGCAAGCCGAGCTGACAGCAGCTGGAGACAACGCCGAAAAGCGCAGCGAGATCGAGGCGGACTACGAGCAGCGGAAGCTGGACCTGGAGAAACGCTACGCCGACGTGGATATGGCCATCAAGATTGCCAACACGACGGCCAGCGGAGCCGCCGCCGCCATCCGCGCCTACGAAGAGGGCGGTCCGTATGCCGGCCCGGCCCTGGCGGCCCTGATTGCCGCGACGACCGCGATGCAGATCGCCACGATCGTCGCGCAGCGGAATATCATCCAGAACAGCTCCGTCAGCAGGACATCCTCATCCGGAACGAGCGCCGGTACCAGGGTGGCGACGGCCAAGGGCTCCGATGGTTACAGCGGGGGAGGATACACCAGGTCGTCTGTCAGTGATAGCACGCCCGCCGGCATCGTCCATGCCAATGAATGGGTCGCACCGGCGGCGATGGTCCGCGCCAACCCCATCGTCTTCGCCCAGCTGGAGAGAGCAAGGATCCAAGGCGGGTACCAGAATGGACCCCGGGGCTTTTCGTCCGGAGGATATACTTCGGACGAGACATCCATCGACGACATACCGGGCACCCAGGAGGAGAGGAAGGCGCTCATCGAGATACGCAACCTGCTGAACCAGATCATAGAGAACCCGATAAAAGCATACGTCGTCCTTTCAGAGCTGAATGCCGCGCAGGAACTGAACGGCAAGATCAAAAAAACCGCCGGTAAACGATGAAACTGAAGATCCCAAACGGAGAGTTGACGCTACCCGAGAACTTCTCCTTCGAGGTAGCGCAGAACAGCGCCTTCTTTTCTGACGACGGCGCCGTCAGCGTGGCCGCAACCATACCGGCAACACCCGCCGACCTGGCACGGCTGAACCAGCCGGCACGCATAGCCAGGAAATCAAGATACGCGAACCTGTTCCCGGCCGTCCTCTCTCAGGGGATCTTCCACAAGAGCGGGCAGCTGGTCGTCGCCTCCGCATCGAAGGCGGGCATCCAGTGCGCCATCGCCCTGGAAGACTCCGATTTTTACTCCAGGTATAAGGACCAGAACCTGAAATCGCTATTCTCGTCAAAGATCCTTCACACCTACTCCACGCCGGCGGATTGGTACGCGTGGCTGTACCGGGTATATACCGGCGAAGTCGTGAACGACCTGCGAATCATCCCCGTGGCCGTAAACAAGAGCGAAGACGGGTACCAGGTGAACAACGAGCCCGTCGAAGACGGCAG